TCGGTAGTATTATATCTACACCAAAGGGTGAAAGCTTTTCTCATAATGTGATTGGTACTACTATTGATACTATAGCTTCAGGAGATACAATACAGAGACTTGATACATCACTTTTCTTGGAGTACGTCGCAAGTATACTCCTAGGAATGATTTTAATTATACTTTCCACGGTGTGTGCATATTATATCTCAGGAATAGCAATTGTAACTATACTAGCAGGTTCTTCTTATGCATCATACCACATGTTTATGAATCATCTTCAATTGTGGGATGCATCGTGGATTATTATAGTTACTATGATTGTGGGTATTCATGCAATTTACAATAGATTTGTAAAAGAATTTAGATTACGCCAACAAATAAAGAAACAATTTGAAACTTATCTCGATCCAAGGCAGGTTTACTTACTGCAGAAAAATCCTGAGTTACTGAAACTTGGTGGTGAAAGAAAAGAAATGTCATTTCTTTTTATGGACATTGTAGGTTTTACACCAATATCGGAATACTACAAAAACAAAGATGATCCAGAAGGATTGGTCGAAGTCATTAACGAATATCTCAATCGCATGTCGGCTATAGTGTTGAAGAACGGTGGTACGATTGATAAGTATATGGGTGATTGTATTATGGCATTTTGGAATGCACCATTACCATGCTACGATCATGCAGATAAAGCAGTTTTGACGGCAATTGAATGTGCAGAGGAAACTGAAAGACTAAAAGAAATTTATAGAGAAAAAGGATTACCAGATATTAATATCGGTTCAGGTGTTAATACTGGAGATTGTATTGTAGGTAATATGGGTTCTGATTCGAGATTTGATTACTCAGTTATTGGAGATGCTGTGAATCTTGCAGCAAGACTCGAAGCCCAAACGCGAAACTACAAAGAAGGTGATGGCATTGTTTCGACATTGTTCTCACAATATACATATGAGCAACTCACGCTCTGTGAATCAGAAGAGGTGGATAGGATAAAAGTAAAAGGTAAGGAAGAATTGATTACCATTTACAAACCAAAAAGACCCAACCAGTGATTTACTGGTGGGTCTTCCTGTCGGGTTTTATAACCTGTTATTGGCTATTGCATACCTTTAGTCAGCGGCTAGGCTTTTGAAGTAATCTTCGAGATCATCATCATCTGATGCAGCTGCCTTTGTATCAGTCTCTTTCGATTCAAATACTTGTGCAAACTCTGCTTTAGTTGTTGAAGTTTCAGCGGTAGGAACCGGTGTTTCTACTTGTTTTTCAATTGGACGATCGCCTTGATAGTCATCACCAAGAACTTGGATCAGTTTAGCTTTTAACTCATCATATGATTTGAATTTATCTTCACCAATCAAGTCATGCACATCGTGTTGAGCTTCGAATACTGCACGCAGTTTATCTTCAGTCTCACTTAATGGTGCAACTTTTTCAAATGTAGATGCATCATAATTCCAGTAACCACCAACCATTTTGATTTTGATACGGAAGTTAGCACCAGCAATCAAGTCAAATGGATTGATTGGATCTTCATCAGCAAATTCAGGTTGCATAGCAGACATGAGTTTTTCAAAGATTTTCTGACCAAACTTGAAGATCTTTACTTTACCTTCATTTGATGGGTCATTTGGGTCATTCAAAACTAATACGTTTGCATAATATGCCGTACGGCGTTTTTGCTTACGTGCGATTTCTTTGTTTGCTTCAATTCCAGAATTCCAAAGTTTGGAATTATATTCTGAAACTGGATCAGTTTGACTGATAGTGGTAAGAGAGTTTTCAATATACCATTTACCAGTAGGACCTTGGAAACCATGGTCATATACAGTTACCCATGGTGTTTTACTTGGATCTTTACCAGGTAAGAATCGAACTACGGCATAGCCAGTTCCATCTTTACCCATACGAGCTTTCCAAATGCGGTCATCATCATATGATTTAGTTTCGGTGTTTTGTTTAAGCGATTGTGCCAGTTGGTCAAACTGAGCGGTGCGATTTTTTAGATAGTCATCAAAAGACATGTTATTTCTCCTGTAGTTGTTTTTTGATAGGTTCAATGTTTGCTGATTCAAGTAGTAGATTTACCATATTCACCACTTCATCTTTGTTTACGAGTTTGTCAAGGTAATATGTATTTACAGGTTTTGAATACTCTAATTGTTCATACCAAATTGGTGTGATATTTTTCGATAAACAATACTGTGATATCATATAACTAGAGCGAACCACTTGAATGCTCATTCTACGAGCAAATGCAAGGTGTTCACTACCCATACCACGTGGTTCCTTACCCATAGCAAGATGCCATAGTTTTAGTTGGTAGTTAACCCAACTTAATAAAGAATCCTTTGTGGATTTACGCATGATAAAGTGGTCTGCACGTTCAAATCCAAGCATATTGCTAAATTGATTCATGAGTACAACATAGTCATCCATGTTTTCATGCATATCATTAAATGTTTGGAAATCTAAGAAATCAAATTTACCAGCTTCATGAAATTCTTTGATGTCATAATTCCCATCAAAGTGTAAATCCTTGATGTGAAATGCTGCAAGTTCGTTTTCAAATTTAAGATTGTGCTTATCTGCCAAGTCTTGACAGAACTTTGTAGCACCACTTCTTGGTTCAGCTACAACGAGCATGAGAGTTTTCTTTCATTCATAGTTTCTCCGTTTCGTCGAAGTTGAGTTTAAAGTCTTCCTAGGACATGAATACATCGCGAGCAATGTCTTCATAATATTTATAGTCAAGTTTCTGTAAAACAAATGGACTATAATTCTTTACTTTTCTTATATAGTCAGGCCATACAAATGGTAACTGACAAACCTGTTCATGCTTCTGAAGAAACGGGAACAGCTGATCTAATAATACTACGGTTTCAAGATTTATTTCGTCTTCCATCACTTTTTTATGTATAAGCGGAATACTGTCATGAGCAACCATCAGACAATCGGGTGGGCCTGCTCGTTTTATCGTGTATAAATCTTCTTTAAATTTTTTTGGAAGGTTCTTGAAGTGTGCTTGGTATTCTTCCATTTTTACCTTTGACATGTTTCTGATCCAACATTTAGGATCTTCAAGAAAATGCGATAAAAAGAAATCTACTAAGTCTTTCTTCTCTATGATTTTGGTAAGCTTTTCAAATGAATAGACATCTTGCCTTTTTTGATAGGCATCAGTACTCGCATTGACTTTTCCATTGTATTTGAAAAAATCATAATCAGTCGAGAAATGTCTTTGTAAAGCAAGGTATGTAATGTATACCTCATAACCAAATCGTGTCATGCTACCGTATTAATTTTATATTTCAACATATTCATTTCAAGAGCATCCCGTTCAATCTTTTCTTTGATTGCTTTCGGTAAAATTTGCTTCATGCTCTCAGGTTCAATATTATATTTGACGCATATATCAAGTACTGCATCGATGTATGTACCACCACCATTCTTTACAATATCTTCAATTTCATTTGGCAACTTTTTAATTTGTACGCCAAAATCACTGTCACTAATTCTTCTCATCGAATAACTCCATTTGTGCCGATTTTTGTATCGCTGCTCGGGCAAGACGACCAAGGATTTGATCCATTGTAGTCATATTGCGTTCTTCATAATATTCGGCAATGATTTCAAGGATGCGAAGCTTTTCTTTTTCTGGTGATTGAGAAGTTTCGAAAAAGGTGATAATATCATTCATCACATCTTCAACATCTGTTGGTCCTATATATTCACTCATCCATTCTTTCTTTCTTCTACTTTATTGTAAAACATAGCAATCCTGTTTTTAAGTCTTTCGACCCACGGAATTACATCTTTACCATCTATATAAAATTCTTGAAGTGTACCATCTTGTACTGATATGAGAATGGCAATCTTCTTTGGCATTTCGCTATACATTTCATAGTATGCAGTGAAATAAAATGCCGCTTGCATGAAGTAATCAGAAATCCATTCTTCATTCTTTGGTTTTTTGGAAGTTTTAAAGTCGATTACAGCAAGTTCATTATCGATTTCTGCAATACAATCTACAGTTCCAGCAACTTTTAAAGAATGACTAAATAAAGGTGCTTCAAGTAGTCTTACATTATCAATACGATCAAGAGCAGGACGAATTCCAAGAAACATAAAATTGCCAGCCACGTTATCATCCGATAAGGGTTCGTTTGATAAGTAGTCTTCACAAAGCTGATGCATTGCTGTACCGCGTGTAGTAGCTGCGAGAGATATGGCTGCA